TGTCTCTCAACAACACCAAAATAACAACTCTACCAGATAACTTAACAGTCGGCGGATGGTTGATTCTCTACAACACACCAATAACAAAACTACCAGATAACTTAACAGTCGGAGGAAGTTTGAATCTCAGCAACACACCAATAACAAAACTACCAGATAACTTGAAAGTCGGTGGAAGTTTGTCTCTCGACTACACCAAAATAACAACTCTACCAGATAACTTGACAGTCGTCGGATGGCTGAATCTCAACAACACCAAAATAACAAAACTACCAGATAACTTGAAAGTCGGCGGAGATTTATATCTCTACAACACCAAAATAACATCAATCCCAAAATCAGCAAAAATAAAAGGGAGAATATATGGACTTAAAAATGAAAGTATTATGAAAAAATCAGAATTGAAACAGTTAATAAAAGAATGTATTTTAGAAGAAAATCTTATTTAGATATATATTTAAAATAAGGTATAGCCAATGGCAAAAAACATAACAGATTTTAGACCAGAAGAAATTAAAAATTTATTAAAAAATCTTTCTCCAAAAGATGCAGAATTGCTTTCTGATACTTTAGCCAAAAAATCAAGAAACAAAACACCAAAAAAAGAAGGACCCGATCCTATAGTTAAAGCAACAAAAGCTACTAAAGAATCTGTTAAACAATTATCAAGTATAGTAACAGAATTAAATTCAAAAATGTCTGCCGTCGGTAAAACAGTTTCAGCAACATTTGGAACTGGAACACTTTATAATAAATTAATTGAAAAAGCAATGACTTTACAAAAAATTCCAGGACAAAATGCAGCAGATGTTAAAACAAAAAATTTATTAGCAGCAAAATTAATTAGTTTAAGTACAGAATCATTATCAGAATCAACAGCAAATTCATTTACAGAATTTAAACGATTAAATCCAGAATTTGAGTCGATAACTACATTAGCAGAAAAATTTGCGGATCAATTTCGTGCAGCTGGATATAATATTACAAAAGATAATACTCTTGTTTTAGAGATGGCAAAAGGAATGCAAGATGCTGCTGAAGCAGCAATGATGATAGACAAAGCCACGGGGGAAACAAAACTACAAGGAATACAGGCCTCATTAGAAAAAATAAAAAAGAAAAATGAAGAATGGAATTCATTACTTGAACCAATATTAAATGTATATAATAAAATTAAGAACATAATAACAAGTAATACCGTTGCTACAGTTACATTTTTCACTATACTTACTAGTAAAATAATAAGTGCTGGAAAAGCTGCTCTTGAAATGAGAAAAGAATTAGGACTAAGTGTAATTCAAACGACTGAAATGTCTCTTAAAATGACTGAAACTGTTTGGAAAACTAAAGCTATCGGTGGAAATGCAAAAGAAGCAGCTGAAGCATTAACCGCCCTAGCAAACTATTCAGGCGATTTAAGTATGGCGACTGGTAATGCCGCAGCAAATGTCGTTAAAATGACTAAGTTAACAGGAATAAGTGCTGATACAGCAGCAAAATTAAATGTTGTATTTAAACATACGGGGGGTGACTCACAGAAAATTGCTGATAATTTAACAAACACAGCTATAAATATTGCCAGAATGAATAATATTGCTCCCCAAAAATTTATGAACGAATTAGCAAATAATACAGAACGATTTGCTGGGATGTCTAAAAAGGGTGTAGAAAATATAATGGCCGCTACTGTTCAAGCAACAAAATTAAATGTTGAATATACTAAATTACTTGAAGTAGGAAACAAGTTTCTAGATGTACAGGGATTAATTGAAGATACAATGACTACTAACGCATTATTAGGAACTAATATTAACTTAACAAAAGCTGCAGCAAAGTATAATGCAAATGATATGAGGGGATTTATAGATTCATTAACTTCTGAATTAAAAAATATAGATCTTTCTAAATTATCAATGATCGAAAAACAACAAATCTCCCAGTTATTTGGTTTAACTACCGAAGAGTTACAAAATGTTATAAAAAACGCTGATAAAATAAAGGGAATAAACGGCGAGATAACAATGGATATGATAAAGAATGCATCTAAATTAGAAGGAACAAAAGAAAAATTTTGGGATGCGTTAGTCGGTTGGGCAACACCACAAAATGTAACGATGGTTTTAGCCGGAGGTAAAATGTTATTTGGTGCATTGTCTATTTCATTTGGTGCAATAACTGGATTAATAGGGAAAACTGGAACAAAATTAAGAGATGTTGCTAGTAAACTTTCATTTAAATCAACGGGAGGAACAAGTGCTGGGTTAAGTAAAATGTTTGATGGATTAGGAAAAATTAATACTACCTCATTATTAAAAGGTGCTGGAGCTATTGCAATTATGGCTGGATCATTATTTATATTTGGAAAAGCATTGCAAGAATTTAAGGGAGTTGGAATAAAAGAAATGGCTGTTGCAGCTGGTGGAATGTTGACACTTGCCGGGGGGTTATATGCAATTGGAACTATAATAACATCACCTCAGGGTGCATTAGCACTTATTGGTGGAGCAGCAGCAATGGCAATCTTATCTGGTGCGTTGTGGATTTTTGGAAAGGCATTACAAGAAGTTGCCAAATCAATACCAATATTTGCAGATGGGTTTTCAAAATTAACTCCGGCAATAAAGGAATTGTCAGTAATGGTTTGGGCACTTCCATTGATTGGAGCTGGATTTGCTTCAATAGGAGCTGGATTAATTCCATTAGCTATTGGCTTAGCGATGATAACTCCTCTTGTTCCTATATTATCTACTTTATCAAATTTATCTTCTACTATATTTAATAAAAACGAAAAAGAAGAAACAAAAACAACTTCTTCTGAAAGAACTGAATTACAAATAATAGCTGATGATATATCTAGAATTAAAGATTTTATGTTAAATGGTGGGGCAAATATTTATATTGATGGAAGAAAAGTTGGTAGCTGGATGGGTAAATTACAATCAAATATCATAGCATTAGAAAATCGAGGATCAAAATAATGGCAGAATTTATAAGCACCAGATTTTCTTCAAATGATCAATCGGCAATTTTTAATCCACCAAAAGGATTTCCCTATAATATTATGACCAAAACTCTGATGTCATTTAGTTATAATGATTATAATAAAGAAAATATTCCTTCCGCACCTATGTATAGGCAAATTGGAAATCCAATCGGTAGTAATGATATTGAAATATTAATTAATAGTGCACAAGTAGACGTTGCCAGAATAAGTCAATGGATGTTCGCAACAGGTCGAGGAGCTAAATGGGTTGGTGAACAAGCTGGGTTACAAATGTCAAATCCAAATGTCGAATCAATTCTTCCATTAAGTCAAAATAGAGTTTATATTCCAGCTAAATCATTAGCAAGTATTGGTACAGCTGGAACTGGGATACGATTTCAAAGATCAGGATTATTTGAATTAGAATATAGTTATGAAAATGAAATTAAAAACAATCAATTTCTTTTAGATGATCAATATAAAACTGGAAATAGATTAATACAGTTAGGAAAAGAAATAAATATTACAAACACAACTATTATTAAAGAACAGTCAGAAAAAAATGCTAAAACAACTATAAACAAAAGAGGAAAATTATTTGGTTATCATCCGGGTAGAATATTTACAACATTATCTGGAATTGGTGGACCTAGTTCAATTTTTGGTGTCGGATATACATCTATAAGATCAGTTAAGCAAAGCTATGGTCCATTTAATGATAATGATTTTAAAAATCAAGTTAGTTTACCGGAATATACTTATATTGATATTTCAAGTGAAAGAAATGATATAGGAGCTAATTTAGATTTTAATACTAATAGGCTTATAAAAATATACAAAGAAGGAAATAAAAATCAAGTTAAAGAAAAAGATCCTGTAACATTTCCAGTTAATACTGAATCTAATGCTATTCTAAAATTAAATGAAACAGATTTAAAAAAACAATTAGATAAAATAGAAGGAAATACTCAATCAAATGAACCTAATAAAAAAGTTACCAATTATATAATTAAAACTTATAATCAATTAAATAAAATTTCTGGGACTGTTATTGCTTCATCAAATAGAATGAATTCTTATAAATCAGTTAATGGAACTTATTTATATACATTATTCCAAGGCAATGAAAATAAAAATGGAAATAAAGATCGATCATATTATGAAAAATATATTAAGTATACCGATCCATTAAATGCGGATCAAGAAATCACTGCAGAAGATTATAAAGGAATAAAAATAAAGAGACTAGATGAACCAGATAATGTTCTTTACTTTAAAGCATTTATTGAAAATATTGGTGATTCATTTACACCCAAATGGAATGATATAGCTTATATTGGAAGACCAGATACATTTAGAATATATACTGGTATAACAAGATCAATAAGTTTAACATTTTTGCTAGTTGATTTTAATGGGATGGAAAAAATTTGGAATAAAACGAATCAAATAGCTCAGTTTTGTAGCCCACGATTTTTTGATGATAAAATGATTTCACCTGTTTTAGAATTAACTGTTTTAGATTTATTTAAAGAAGTTGGATATATTGATAGTTTAATGATTGGAATTGAAAAAGATTATCCTTGGGATTTAAATCCCAAGCAAATTCCAGAAAGTGATAAATATGAACCATCTGTAAAACCAATGATCGCTTCTATTACAATGACATTCCAATCTATGATGGATAAGTTACCATCTAGTACAGCACAGTATTATAAAACCACAAATTAAATGTATAAACGATATAATGATACCAAAATTCAAAATGATGAAGATGGTAAAAGATTTTTAGATCAAGTAATTTATCCAGAAATTATAACGACTGAAGAAGATTTATATATTATTTCGACAAGGGGTGATAGATTAGATATATTTGCTCATCAATATTTAGGTGATGCTACATTATGGTATGTTATTGCCCAAGCAAATCATCTCGGAAAAGGAACTTTAGCAATCCCCCCCGGGTTACAGATAAGAATACCAACAAAAACATCAATTCAACAAATAACACAAGATTTTAAAAATATTAACAATAGTTAATAAAAATGGCTGATAAAAATGCATTCTTAACAAATATAAGACCAGAAATTCAAGAAACATTGGCTACCAGACAAGATAGCTCATTTAGAAGCAAATCTGTATGGTTTAAAGATAGAACTCCCTGGATTAGAATGTCATCATTGGTAAGCGTTGGCGGTGATACTGATATTAGAAAACAATGGATACTATTTTCTGGAACAAGCTCAGTAAATTCTGATAATAAACTAGTTATTAAAGAAAAATTTCAAGATATTTATAAATTTAATAATAATCAATATCAACGACCATTTCCGGGTATAACTAATTTACATATAGAAAATAAATCATCATATGGATCTGTTAGAGAGGCAACTATATCTTTTTCATGTTGGACGTTAGACCAATTAGAAATGCTTGAAAAGTTATATATGTCTTTAGGTATGCCGATTTTAACTGAATGGGGGTGGGGCACCGATTTAAATGGTATTCCAATAACTGAAAATCTTGCCTTAGAAGATCCAAGAGAAATTTCTTTTTATTGTATAGATAAAAAAATAAAAAAACTTGTAAATAAATGGAAAGGTCATTATGATGCAATGATAGGATTAGTTACTGATTTTAGTTGGTCATTGACATCAGATGGGGGATTTGAATGTTCTTCTACTATTATATCACCCGGTGATATGTATTTATCAATGGGTACAAGAACCACAAGTAAACAAATTTACAAGAAAGATGATAATACAGGCACATATACTGCATCTGAAAATTTAGAATCAGCTATATTTAATTTTGTAAAAGATTTTAATTATCTTGTCGGTGAGGATCTTAAAAAACAAAATGATATTGGGCCAGCAAATGTTGGATTATATGGATAAAAGATAAGTTAGTATGGCAGAAATTAAAGGAGTCGGAATAGTTATTAATTATAATGGATATCAAGAAGAAAATGAAAAAATATCTAATGGGGTGCCAAATGTTCCCTATAATTATTTTATCACCTGGCATGCGGTAGAAGAACAAATTATTGGAAATATTGGATATACAAATATTACTAATAATAGCAGCATTGAAACATGTGAAAAAGAAAATCAAGAAGTTCCTTATGGACAGCAAACATTTTCTTCATATGTTACTCCACAACAAGTTTCATCGATTCCATTATCTACGCAAGTTGGACCATATTCTCCCGAATATATAAATGAGCAAAAACAAAAAGAATTAGTATATAATCAAAAACAGAATTTATCTTTACAAAAATCCCCCGATAATTATTTTAATTATAATTTACCAAAATTTCCTATATTCAAAAATGACGATTTATTAATCAATTATGTTACGGGTGTTTACTCGGTTGATCCAGCTGTTTGTATTTTGCCAGTTGTCTCTAATAAAATTTTAATAACAGGAGGATATGAATTAAGTTTTGATAATATTTCTCCAATTAGATCAGGTGATTTTGGATCATTTAAAATATCACCTGTTAACGGAAATAGAATATATTTGAAAGATATTTTAGTTAATCTTGGATTTTTTTATGAAGTTTATAAAAATACCAATACATTATCTGAATTATTAATGGGTCTATTAAATGGTATATCAAATGCTTGTGGAAATTTATGGGATTTTCAAATTATGATCGACGAAGAAAAAAGCAGTGAAATTACTATTGTTGACACAAAAACTGTCTCTGAAAATTCAATGTCGGATCCAGAGATATTTAAATATTTTAAATTATATAATAAAGATAGTTCAGTTAGAGAAGCAACTTTAAATACTAATGTTCCGGCAAATATGAAAAATAGTATTATGTTAGATGCTTTTCTTGAGTATGATCAAACAAATCCAAAAGATTATGAGCAAGTAGGATTCAGGCACTTATATGATCAAGCTGTAAAAAGTCTTTTAAAAGAAGATAAATTCAGACCAATTCAAGCAGGTGAAAATTTAGTTAATTCTCCAAAAAAAGCAGAAGAAGATTCAAAATCTACAGAGCCTATAAGTGTGCAGCTATATGAAATATATAAGAAACTTGAAAAAGGAAGAACAAGTGAAATTGTAGAAAGAGCAAAACAAATATTAAAAACTTATTTGGCACAAATGACAATAGGTAGTGATAAAGCTCCATTGCCACATAAAAACTTTGTTTTATTTCCATTATCATTAACTTTAAAAATAGATGGAATCGCAGGTATAACTTGGGGAAATAAGATAATGATAGATTATTTGCCGAAAAGATATATAGATAATAGTAAGTTCCAAGTTACTAATGTAAAACAAGATGTTTCAATAAACGATTGGACAACTACTATTGAAACAATTTGGAGAATAATTCAACCATCGGAAATAAAATCTATAACTTCATCACAGCAAATATCAACATCATCTAATCCTATAATGGATGAATGTTGGAAAAAAATTAATCCTAAAACTCCTCAAAATGGAGAACGAGTTCTCACGGGCGAAAGTAAGAAACGACTATATTTTCCGGATAGATCAAAAACTTCAAAGAAAGGTTATAAAAATGGATTTTTACCAGTTAATGAATTAACCCCATTGTCATTTAATTCTAAAATATTATTAGATCCAACGGCTGCATATTATTTGGAAAAAATGAATAAGGCATACTTAGCTCAGGGGGGTGGAAGAAAAAATCTACCAATCTCATCCGGATATAGAGCATTCCAAGAACAAATCGAATGCAAAGAACATTGGATGAGAAAAGAAAAATGCCAAAATGCTGCTGAACCCGGAAAATCAAATCATGGATTTGCAAAATCTGTTGATTTTTCTACAGGGGGAACATTTAGTGATGGAAGTGAATTACATACTTGGTTACTTACTAATTCGAAAACATATTATTGGAAACCACTAGCCCAGCACGGCGATGAGTATTGGCATTTTGATTATACTGGAGTCACCTCACTTTAAAAATGAAATTATGAAATTTTCTCCTTTTGATAAGAAAAATAAAAATTTAATTAATGTTGATTCAAACCCCCAGGAAGAACCAACAGGATTAGAATTATTAAGGGATGATGATGTGTATGAATATTATATTTTAAAACAAAACTTTCTTAGATCATTCGAAACACCAAAAAATTCAATAGTATATCCCAAAGAATCAGATTATAAAAAAGGAAATTTTATTAGATATTTTATTAAAAAAAGAAATGATGAATTCGCACCTATTATAGAATTAGATGAAAAACAATATAAACGAATGAATTCTTCTAAGAACGGAATAGACAAAAATATATATTATGGCATAGAAGTAGAATGGAAGCTAACTGGTCCAGAAAATGATATTATTAATAACAATATGATTGTTGTGTATGGTGTTAAGAATACAAATGAACGAACTCTGATAAATAAAAATACACAAATGCCTGGAATTCAAGATAAATTAAAAAATTTACAAGAATTTGCAAGAATAAACTGAATTATTCAGAAAATTTTTTTATATTTATAGAAATTTTTAGTATCTAGTTAATTTTGTTACATGATAATCATTGATTTTCAAGAACAGTTAACTCTGTTTTATAATAGTTGTGATAAATCTGATTTATTTATCATTCCCATATTTTTAGATGATTATAACCACCCAATGGTTAATGAGATTTCATCACTTTATGTATGTTGTTTGAATACTCAAGATGAATTTATTTTACCTATTGATCATCATGATAAAATTTTATCAGAAATATCATTAAAAGAAATCAAATCGTATTTTTCAACATTTCAAAAAAATATTTTTTGTATTTTTAAAAAAAATTTATTATATTTGCTCGAGAATAATAAAAATTTAATTGATTTAAATTTAAGCTTATATTTAATTACCTCAAAGCAAATTAATGTTACCCCATTATCTGATTTAGTATCTCAATTTTATGAAAGAAGTTATGGGAGATTAAATAAAATAAATTTTTTAATTCCAATTACAAAGCATATAGAGTATTGTCAAAAAATAAAAGATTCTATTCTTAAATATGTTTCTAATTATGAATCAGAGTGTTTTAGATATTATAATGATGTAGTTATATCTTTATTACAACAAATAGAAACATCGGGATTATTTTATGATAAAGAATTGTTTAAAGAATTTTATCCAAATAAAACAAATCAATTAAAATATGATTATCTTTATTCACAATATAATATATTTACAGCAACAGGAAGACCATCTAATAAATTCGGTGGTATAAATTTTGCTGCATTAAATAAAAAAACAGGATTAAGAAAAATATTTATTAGTAGATTTAAAGACGAAGGAAAATTAGTAGAATTTGATTTTGATGCATATCATTTACAGTTAATAGCCAATGAAATCAAATATAAATTTCCAACAGATGTTAACCCCCATACTTATTTGGGCAGGCAATTTTTTGGAAAAGATAATATTTCAGAAGAAGAATATCAACAAAGTAAAGAAATATCATTTAGATTGTTATATGGGGGAATTGATAAAGATTTTGAAAAAATTGATTTTTTTGGATTAGTTAATCAATATATTAATAAATTTTGGGGTGAATTAAATAATAATGGGGAATTTATATCACCAATATTTAAAAGAAAATTATTAAAAAATACTATTGATGGATTTAATAAATATACCGCTTGGAATTATTTTATTCAATTATTAGAAACTGAAAATTCAATTATAGTAATTTATCAAATTTTAAAAGCATTAAAAGATAAAAAATCGAAATTAATTTTGTATACTTATGATGGATTTTTATTTGATGTTTATAATGAAGAATGGGATAAATTAAAAATGGAATTACAAATTATTTTTAATAATAGAGGATTTCATGCAAAAGTGAAAGAAGGTAAAAATTATAACGAATTAAAAACTGTTTAACATATGACACATTTAGAAGAATTAATGGAGATATTTACTAGCGAAACAAATAAAGATCCGATTCTTACTATAAATTATAGTAAGATGACAATTACCAGTCCAGATTTTGTTACTTGGCTTGCAGAAAAATATTATCCGTTTTCAACTTATGATATTCCTATAGAATTTAAAAGTTGCAATACTTGTTATAACCCGGAAAAAATGCCCTGTATCTCATGTATGGATAAATCAAATTGGCAACCAAAATATATAATCTAAATTAATTTGATATAAAAAAACAGTATAATGATGAGAAAAATATTAGCATATTTTGGTTTAAGTGAGCGGAATAAATATATTTTATCACCAACCCAACAAGATAATTTTGGAAGAAATATATTTTTGTTTGCTGTATTCTTTGGTGTATTAATGTTGCTATTTGCGATAATTGGTAGCACATGTTTTCCTGAACAGATTTCAAATTTTCTTTTAGAATAGATTATAAAATAAAGATGAGGAGTTAGTCATGATAGATTTAAAAATTAAGCAATTATTTTCAGAAATAAAAACAGAAAATCAAGCAAAACTTTTTCTTGATTCTTATGTAGAAATTTTTGAAAAAATCGATGGAACAAAATTAACATTATATCGAAACAATGTTGAGTATGATATAAATGATTATACTAAAAATTGGATTGTTTCATATAAATCGAATATTATATATAAAGAAGATTTTTTTGGATTAGATGAAGAAGAAATAAATGAAGTAAAAAATGAATCAATTGGTATAAGCCAATATTATTTTGTACATAAATTTCTCGAAGAAAAAATTCACCCAAATTCAAAAGAACTTCCGATTAACACTGAATTATTCATTGAATTCGCCCAGAGAAAACCCACATTGACAAGAGATTATGAAAAATATCATTTATTATTTTTGATAGGATATAGTACTGATGTTAAAATCCATATTGATAATGGAAAATATTACTCCATGGGGTTATCGGTATTCATTCCATTCAATGTAATACAGATGGCAGAAATGTTAAAAATAAATTTTCCGCCATTAATTTTTAATGGAAAATTAGCAATAAAAGTAATTAATCATTTATATCAATATCATCAAAACTTACATAATTTAGAACAGATATTTGATGATTTTTTACATTCTGAAAATTCGATTCTGGGCGGAGTTATTGAAGGTATAGTTATTCATCAAGATAATAAAATCTATAAAGTTGTCCAATCCGACCAGTATAATAAAAAGAAACGATTAAGAAAAAAACAAAGATATCAAGCAGAAAATGATGAATTAGAAAAAAAATATTGGGAAAAAATAAAAGAAGTTTCCACTGTAATTATAAAAATTATTATCAATCACCCCGCTTATAAAAATAAAATCACTACTGAATTTTTATCTCTTATTTCAAAAAAATGTTATAATTCAAATAGTTTAAATATTATTATAACCGAATTAAAAAAATATAATAAGAATAAAACAAATATTAATTTTCGGGATGATTTATATCTCACAACAAAATTATCATTTCTTCAACAAAAATATTTAACAAAAAATCCAGCATTTTATGTCATTGCTGGAAAACCAGTGCATCTTGGTCATTGGAGAGTTATAGAAAAAATATCTAAAGAACATAAAGATGTTATGTTATTTATTTCTACATCTAATAGAGATAATATTAGTGGAAAAGATATGTTTGATATTTGGGTAGATTATTTAATTCCAATTTTACCACAAAATGTTCATTGTATTTTTTCAGATTCCCCGATGCATGAATTGATACATATAATTGATTTTTCAAATTCTCAAAGAAAATACTTATATTTAAGTGAGTTTACAATATATGCAGATGATTTCGACATTATTCAATTAAAGAGTAATGAAAAACTTGCGTTTAGTTTTGTTCATTTTAAAGGAATTAACAGATTATCAACAGTAGATATTTCGGGGACATTGATGAGACAATTTCTTGAAAGTGATATAAAGCAGTCATTTATAAAATATTTACCTCCAGTTAATGATGAAATAAAAGAAAAAATTTGGTATAAACTTAAAAAATAAAAATTATGAAAAAGTATAAAACAAAAAACGGATTTGATGCGATTTTTGTACCTCATCTTGATGGATCAATTTTATGCACCAACGACAAATTTTGGTCTGGATCTTATAATTATAAAGCTATTGAAAATGGATATCAATATGGTTTCTTTGGTTATTGGAATCTTAGTACTATTTTACAAGCCGGGATAACTCTTATTAATGATATATTTCCCAAATGGATGTCAGTATCCAATGATGACCATTGTTGGGCGAAAAGACTCGTTGTGGCGGATTTAGGCGATAATAAGAAATATCGATTTATTGCTGTTGCTGAGGCCTTTAAAGAAAATATTGATGACAATCAAGGGAATTTTTATTCATGGAGATATGCTAAAGAAATTATAGAACCAAAAATTTTAGAACTTACTATTGATCAAATAGCCGAAAAATTTAATGTTCCGGCTAATCAAATTAAGATTAAAAAATAGAACAACTTTATTTAATAGCAAAAAACTGTTAATTTTAGAAATAAAATAATAACTAATATGGAAACATTAAAAATCACAAAAAAAGATATCGACTCAATTAATAAGTAATATTATGAACAAACTAACAGTCATAATTGAAGTTCCTCCGATTATATTGGAGATAGTTAGTTTTGTGAATGATAATGCTGGCTCAACAAGTTTTGAATCTAAAACAGAGCATTTTGTTCTTGACAAGATAATGGCTTTACATACGAATAAAAGTCAGAAACTACGATTAATCAAAAATTTAGAACAGTTTCCGGTTTATGATTTATCCTTATACAATAGGGATGAAATCGAGGATTCAGTCCTATTAAGACTTATCATGTTTCTCTCGTTTGTTAAGGGATCATTATTAGAAGGTTTGACATCAGAATCCGGAGAAAGCAGCAGTAAGAGTAGTTGGAAAATCGAACGACAAATCTCACCCCCTCTTTCAGCCTACAGAGATAAGGCGAACATTACTTACAGCAATAAAAGCTATGGGCTGTTGTTTGAATGATAATTCAATAGTCATTAAATTTAGTATTTTATCTTTTAATTTTGATTGAAAAAATTTTAAAATAAAAATATCATATCAAGAAAAAAAAATTATGTTAATTTTAGAACCGGATCATACTTCATCTATTTGGATTACTGCGGATCATCATTTTTTTCATAATATTATAATTAAATACTGTAATAGACCATTCTCAGGAATAAATGAAATGAATAAAATAATGATCCAGAGATGGAATGAAAAAATTAAACCCAATGATGAAGTAATACATTTAGGTGATATGTTTTGTGGATATAAACCATCTGGTTATTCATGGGTGTCAAACCAATTAAATGGTAAAAAACATTTGATAAGAGGAAATCATGATAGAAAATCAGATGGGGTTTGGAGAGATCGATATGGTTTTGAAACTGTTCAAGATTTTTTGATTTTGGGTGATTATTTCTTTTGTCATTATCCATTATTATTTCATCCAGCACAAACACCCAAACAAAGAGAAATGATTATATTACTTAAAGAAGCATTTGAATTATCTAAATGTAAGTATATATTTCATGGACACTCACATAATACTCCAATTAAAGATTATCCAGCAAATTATTATAATGTTGGGGTTGATATGAATAATTTTTATCCTATAAATTTAAAAGAAAAAATAATTGAATTAAATTGGAAATGAAGACAGAAAAAATATCAGAAGAGGAATATTTACAAAAATGTTTAGAGGTGCTTGATTATTTTAGAGTAGATTATACAAAAGATATCATAAAATTAACTGATGGTGGCAATTCATGTATAATGAATCCAAATAGTGAATTTTACGAATTATTTGGTGGCTATAGTGTAAATTCAATTATTGAATATGTAGCTAAAAAATTAAATAAAAAAGTTAAATGGATTTCTGATTAATTTAAAAATATGAAAAAGATAAAATATGGCTTATCAAAGCTTTTTGCTTTTATAATTGTTTTTATATTTGGTTTAGTGATATTTTTTGGAACCATTATTTGTGTTCCTTTCTTTTTATTATTAATAACGAGTGTAGTAAAAAGAAAATCTAAACGAATCGAATCAAGAATTAATGAGATCTTGAAAATAAACCCAGATAAATTATATATATCCGATGTAAAAATTCTTGCACATTGCAATACATTTACCGCAAAGATGATTTGTAAAATGGCTGTGCGAGATCAAAAATTTAGTGAAGAAATAGATTCAGAAGGAATAAAATTTTATAAATTGATAAAATAAATAAAGCAAATGGAAAATAAAATAATGAATAAAGACGGATATTGTTTATTAACTGCCCGGATTTTCGATGATTTTTCATCGGGCGATAAAAAATATCGATTACGACAGTGGATCATTGGGACAAAGGTCCGTGGGATTTTATGGGTGATTTAGATCTTAGAATAGATGAAGCTAAAGTATTAGTTGAAATGTTAAATGAAATTTTAAATAATGAACACAAAAAGATTTGAACAATTACTTAATGATTTTCATGTTTTTGCTGATATCGAAATCATAAGAAGTAAAGGATTTAATCCTATTGGAATTTCATATGGTTGGTATGAGATTATTTACATATTTAATTCTGAAGAAGAAGCTGAATTAGCGGGTGATTTATTGGAAGAAAAAGAAAAAATTATATCTGGCTTCTTTTATAGTAAAGAAGAATTTTTAAACAAACAAAAAGAAAACAAATATTTAAAAGTAAAATGGTTATGAAAAACGCAGAAAGAAAACAAATATTTAAAAGTAAAATGGTTATGAAAAGTGTAGAACAAAAATTAGTATTTAGGATTAAGGAAGTAGTCCATTTCTATAAAAATCATGAATATCATAAATTTTATCCCCAAGTTAAACGTGAGTCAGTCGATTGGAATAATTATAATATAAAATCATTTCCGGCAGGTTCTGATGATCCATCTTGGGCTAATTTGACCGATGACTGGGCCGGTCACGGTGGTTGTTTATCATTTGAAAAAGCATTTAAGATTTGTTTAAACACAATTCCATATGTGGATAGATATGAAACAATAATACATGAAGTGAAAATATGAAAAAATTTGAATATTATCTATTAATGTCAAGTGATCAGAAAAAGATAATTGATCATGGGGTAATTTATGACGTATTACCAATGACCATAAGAGGAGCAATATTTGAAGATGAAAAAATAATTAAACAAGTTTTCGAACGTATTAAGAAAATGGCAGCGGATTCTAAACATAATATTGCTCATAAAGATGCTGTCGATTTCGCTAAAAAACAGATGAGTTTAAAACCAAAAATAGTAAAAGTAACTTTGAATTTTTAAGTATTTTTAATATGAATAACAAAACCAATAGAATTAGATTATGAAAAAAACGAGTATTTATTTAATAGGCTCTCTTAAAAATGAAAAAGTACCGATCATCGGAAATGAACTACGAAAAATAGGATTTGATGTATTCGACGATTGGTTCTCACCTGGCCCAGATGCTGACGATTTTTGGAGGAAATATGAAAAAACAAAGGGTATTTCATATAAAGATGCTCTTAAAGGTTATGCAGCAAAACATATTTTTGAATTTGATAAATCTCATTTAGATAGATGTGATATAGCAATTTTAATTATGCCAGCCGGAAAATCCTGTCATCTTGAATTGGGTTATATGATTGGAAAAGGAAATCCTTGTTATGTGTTATTTGATAAAGAGCCTGAAAGATGGGACATTATGTATCGTTTTGCAAATGATGTATTTTTTAATATTGATGATTTAAAAAAAGAATTACTTAAAAAATAAAAAAAATTGTGATTATAGCTGATAGTTATGATGAAAAAAATCTTTGAATAATCGAATAAAAAATATTATATTTTATTCATTTAATAAAAAATAGTTATGGGTGGTAATACAAAAGCAATCAATAGACAAACGGGAGAAGTATTAGCATTAGCTGAAAAAATTGATTTATCTGTTATAGATCGTCGACAATTCATATCCGACATAGGAAAATTACTTATCAAATTAAATTCTTTATTTAATCAACAATATAAAGTATTTCTTTGGTCGAATTTAAAATCAATGACTGGATCGATATTTAGTGGTTCAACAAAATTCTTTTTTGACATAACAATTTCAGATGAAGAATTTATAAAATACAAGCCAACTGTTGGTGATTTAGATATAATGGTTCCAAAAGATTTGATTTCTAATCTATTTGATTTTCTAACTTCTTATGAATTATCCATAATAACACCCAATATAAGATATATTGGTCAAAATAGAAAATCATGTATGTATAATCAAATCAATTCATTATTTAAATATAATGACGAATATTATTTTCAGATTGATTTTGAAGCTGTAAATTTTGTAAACGGTGAACCAGATGATTTCGCTAAATTTGCTCATAGCGCTAATTGGAATGATATTAAATCAGGATATAAAGGAGTTCTTCATAAATTATTATTAAGAAATATTGTTAAGGCAATTAGTATCGATGAAAATATGATTATTTTAACTCCAGGATCATCTGAAATTCCAAATGATAAAAAATGGAGAGAAAAGAAAATAACAACGACTCCTCGACATTTAACATTTTCAGTTGATAGAGGACTAAGAAA